ATTGTGGAAGAAAGAGTATTCTCTGAAAGATTTTACAGAGAAGAAAAACTTCAAACCTTATGACCAATTGAAAGGTCGTCTGGACAAGGTTCTAGGATTCACAGGCGCACCAATTGCCAAATCTAAAGCTGAAGATACTGTTGCATCATTCAAAGATGATGTGTCTGTATTAGATACTAAGATTTCGGAAAGTGATGATGACTTGGATTATTTCAAGTCTCTTGCCGACCAAGATTAAACTAATCCCATGCAAGTGCAACCCCGCCTAGTGCGGGGTTTTTTATGTCACTCGCTGGAATAGATTTAAGAATATATCGTCATATACAGAAGGTAACTTACCTTGTGATTGACCACCAGTTGGTGTAGAGGCCTGTGTATTGTTATTTGTAACATTAGTTACTTGTTGTGCTATAGTACCCATCAACCTTAATGTGTCTGTAAATTCAGTTGTTGCTCTATCAAGTATTGTTCCGGCAGCAGTTTTAGTAGCATCTAATTTTTTAGATGGATTATTTTGTGCATATGCTGTTGCTGGTCTCTCATAGGTTGGAACTTCACCTGGTGTTCCAGGTTTCATTCCTCTTTGTTGCTCAGCAATTGATGTTAATTTATCAACATAATTACTATCTTCAGCATAACCGCCTTTTTTGAGAGCAGTAAAAAATTCCCTATCACCCATTTGTTGTTGGCCAATGCCTTGCTTTGCATATCTTGGATTCTTTAACTGTTTAACATAGTCATCAACAAAATCATCCATAGATTTGTATTTGATAAAGTTTCTTGCTCTGCCAAAATCTAAACCTGGTTCCGATTCTCTATAAGTTCCTTGGATATTACCATAGTTAAATTGTCCCTGTACAGCACCCGCTTTACCCCAAGCAGTTTCAAGTCCCCATTGTGATATAATAGCTTCTGGTGATACCTTCAATTCTTCTGCAGCCTTTTGAGCATATGGCATCATTGCATTGGTAAAATCTTGTCTAGATTTATATCCACCATATGCTGCAACCTGTGATGGTGTTGATGTATCCTGTGATGGTGATGGTGACATATCGGATCGTTGGCCTCGATATGCTCCTGTTGGTGAAGGCGCTGTTGTGGGCCTTGTTTTACCTTCATTACTGTATGATGCTGGTGTTGGAGCGTCTGGCTTAATAAGTCTTTCATCATCAACTCCACCACCAACAAGTTTTTGTGTGGTTCTACCGCCATGGTTTAATCCTGGTTTTCTCTGCATTCCTGGTGTTGGATATAAACCAACAGCTGCACCACCAGCAGTCTCATTTTCATTTGGTAAAATAGATGGCGCACCACTACCTTCTACTTTAACATCCACTGGCATTGGCTTAGGAACATATCCTTGAGCTATTAATTCTTTAGTTCTTCTAGTTACATTTCTACTATCATTAGGATTCAATAATGGATCTTTTTTACCACCTTTTTCCCATTCATTGGCCAATTGAATAAAGGCATCTTCTTCTATTCGTTTATATGATGTTTGTGTATCTTTATTAGTTTGTTCTAATGATTTTGCAGCTTCTTCGTCACTAACTGCTTTGCCTGTGGTTGGATCATATTTTAAATCTTGTCTTGCTTTTTGGCGATTTACTGGAGTTTCCAATTGTTTAAGTCTAGCTTCATCTTTCTCTGATAAAGAACCTTTTTCTTTTTTCTCTTTGGCTAATTTTAGATATTCTTCCTGATTTTGGTCAAATAATTTTCTAGCAGAAAAAAGAGCTGAACCAAGTAACAAAATTAATCCAGCTGGGCCAGATAATAAAGTAATTAGACCTCTAAAAGCATTTGCTAATGTAATTTCTACTAATGGAATAAGTACGTTTATAGCTTTTGAAAGTAATGTTATTCCACTAGACAACACATTCAATCCACCGGAAATTAAATCCATTGTTGTTTTTGGAAAAAGTAAAGCAAATGCAAGTGCTAATTCTTTCCAATGGTCTTTCATAAAGTCTATTATAACTGGCAATTTTTCCATAAAATAATCTTTTATGGTTGTGAACATGTCACCAAGAAACGAATCAACTTTCAGTTTAAAATCATCATTGGTAAAGTACTCTTTAATACCAAGAGTGATTGCAGCTAATATTCCAGCTATTAACATACCCTTCATTGAAAAGATAGATGACAATCCATCCATTATTGTAGAAAAAATACCCTTCTTTTCATCTTTAGGTTTTTCACCAACTGGAGTAGGAGTTTTTGATTTGCCGCCTTCTTTCGTAAATCTATTTTCATAGGCTGCTTCTCTTTCACCAGACTTCATAAAAAACATATCTGCTCTTGAAGCAGCAGTACCACCTTGGAGTTTAACCAATTTGGTAATATTTTGTCTCATCAAATTCATATCTCTTGCCATTATAGGCAATGACTCTGAATTTTTTGCAGATATCTTGGAGTGAATTTTTAGTTCTCTGGTTTCACCAGTGAGAGTATCCAACTTTGTTTCCAAAACACCAGTGGAAAATGAGCCACTGCCTGCACTGGCCAGTTTCTCACCAGTTTTAGTAGGTGTTGCACTATACGATTTGAACAAAGATGGTAAAGCAGTTGCCAGAAATCCTTTTTGGTTAAAGAACTTTCTTGGATCCATTTTTTCAAGAGCTCGTTTACCTAAAGTTGATGCTATTCCACCACCCTTAGATTTTTCGGCTTTGTAAATATCTGCTAATCTGGACTGTTTGTCTGCCATTTATTTTCTCGCTTGCTGTTGAGCTTTTAATCGTTCTTTTTCTTCTTCTAGAAATTTTACCAACATATCAATGTAAACTTGTCTTTCCCAAGGTATCATATTATCCAATTCAGTCAAACTATACTTGTGATGTTGCATTAAAGCAAAGTTAGTTTGAAAGTAATTACCTAAGTTATCATAACCAAATATTATACGAAAAAATTTTGAATGCCTTCTACGACAATCTTTTCTTCGTAACCACACTTACCACATTTAAAGTCCAAAGGTTTAGAAATCTTCGGCATTGTAGTGAAGAATTTCTGAATCTTTTCGAGGTCATCTTGTTGTAAGTTGTCCACAAACTCCATCAATTCTTCTTTTGTAGAATCTTTGGCATAATACATTTGTTCATCATCATAAATGAAATCAATACAACTGACAATAACATCCATAATGGTATCAATAGATTCGCTTTGCAAATTATCAAAGTTCTTTACCATTCCCAAAGTTGGATACTTCATTACAATACCCAACTTGTCAGTAATTTCAATCTTATTGTTGTGCTCTGAATCAATAGTTGGTTTGATATCTAATATGTTTAAATCAAATTTGACCAAACCACCACAAACTTTATCTTCACCTTTATCATCTTTGAGGGTATTGTTACAGTTGTATTTTAAATTTACAACCTCACCAACAGACCTAGCACGAAGCTGCATGAATAGATGTTCAAGGTCGAATGTTGGCAAATCATCAACATCAATATCTGACAAAATACAATTATTCAATACTTGTTTAACCACATCAACTGTTTCTTTTTCATCAGTTGACTGTGAAGCCATTAGAAACAGCTTCTGTTCTTTTACAAGAAACGGTCTGTATTTTACTTTTTTGCCTGATGAAATTAAAGTTGTTTCATAGGTTGGCACATCAATTTTTGGTAACGCCATATTATATCCTCATATTATGTTAAAAAATAACCTTTGAAATTGCACCGCCAATTGTATCACTTACTTTTTGGCCGGCCTTATCAAAGAATGTTGCTGCTTTAGTACCAAACAAAGCTGCAGCAGCGGCCGCAATATCATAGCTGCCAGCATATACCACACGGTACTTTTGGTATGTGAATTGAACCGAAACACGGTGAAAACTTTCTTCTGACCATGAGAGTGGTTGTGAAGAAATTCCAAGTGGAAACGCATCAATTAATTCAATGACAAATATCTTTTTAATAAACTCATCATACTGGATGATTTGAATATTTGTCATGTATCTAGTTTCTTCCTCTTTAGCAAAACGTAAATTGTTTGTGTCAGTAGGCATAATTGCTTCTAACCAACGCTCAAATAACTTACGCTCATAGAATTCGTTAGTACACAGAAATGTTAATGTTGTTTCTTGGTACTGTGTTTGATATGGCACCTTAAAAGACGGACCATAAATTTTAACATCTTGTGTTAATAGTGATTTGCCTGGTAACTCAGCACTTTCACATTGAAGTGCCAAATATCTGGAAATGGATGGGTTTGAAGTCTTAGACTGTTCACCTGTATTTCCATTAATGATACTATTAATATCCTGTGTAATGTCTGCAATAATTGTATTTGGAAAGTTAATCAATTTTTCCAAAAATGATGATTCAATATAGTTATTGATATACGCTGGAATAGGCAATATAACTTCATATCGGCTTGGTTTTGCTAAACCATCTTTAGCTTTGACATTAGAAAGAAATAATTGTGGTGAAAATGACATTAGAATTGTTCCTGAGATTCGGCATGAACTTTACTTGCTGATGCACCAACGAAACTTTCCATTGGCAATAACGCAGCTATGTCCCATTCGTCAGCAGATATTTCCAAGAACCTTGATTGCACCTGACTAAAGAGATATCGTTTAATACATGGCTGTGCTTCGAATATCTTTGAAGCGGAAGCCAAAGCGGCATAACTCAATCTTAACTTTGTAGTCTTATCGAATTTAGTATTATTTGCATAATCACTCAATTTGTCCAATAAAATAATTCGGTGCTTTGGGTGAATGTAATGTAGATTCAACCCTAAAAATCCATCATTGTATTGTTCTATTGGTAGTACCAATGGGAACTTGTCGTAGTATTGCATCGAATCTTTTGTCTTGGGGTCATAGAAGTAAAAATACATCTTGCCAATTATGGTCGAGTCACGTAGACGGGTTCTATCCTGTAGTAACGCCTGGCGACTTGGCTTCAACTGAGATACCTTAGATTGCAGCCATGCCCGTGCTTGGTTTGTTCTTGGAGTCAAACCTTGTTTTCTTAACGATTGATTTATTCTGTCTAGTAAATACGCCATTATCTATTTATGTCAAAGACCAAGTTCTTTTTCTGTGATAACCTTAAACTGCCAACCCTGTTCCCTACAGAAAAGGTCAGCTGCTCGCCATTTCTCCTGATTAATAGCGTATGTGGCTGCCTCTTGGATGAATCTTTTGGTCTTGCGTTTCTGTACTGGCATCTTGGTTTGAGCCAATGGTTTGACCTCTAATATATAAGTGGTGACCTTACCATCTTTAAGACGCATCTTTACAATAAAGTCTGGGAAGTATCTGTGTGTTTTATTGTCCACGGGGGACACATATGGTATTGGCAGCTCTTCGGATGCCCACCAGATAACATTTGGGTGGTCATCAAAATACTTCATAACCCTCAATTCCCAGTTGGAACGGTATATAATATTTTTTGAATTCCCGTTGTATTTGGATGGGTTCTTGGGTAAAAAAGTTCCTTTATATGACATAAATAGTATCTAGGCAACCAAAAGGCAGACAATGGCATTTTTCTCA